GAACCTTTCTTCATGCGATAGTCTAAACCATGCACGTAGTCAGTTGGCAAATCTTCCAATTCTGGATCGACAAGTGCCGCACGAATTGATGTAAAGATTTGAGGTCCAATAATAAAACGACGAATTGGATTTTCTGGTTTTTCTTCGTCTTTCTCTCCGAGTCCGTCTTCTGCAACAAACCCTTGGAAAATGTAACTACGTTTCTTCCAGTATTTACGACCCATGTCTTCTAATGCAGGGTCTTTGAACCATCCACGTACTTCTGCCAAGATTGGGCAAGTGTCGCCATACATTTCTACGCATGGAACTTGTACTGTGATGTTTTTGCTTTCTGATTCACCTTTGATTCCTGAGAATGGCAATTTGATCATTGCTCGTTCTACCCAGAAAAAAGTGTTGTCGGTGTTACCATCTGGTAAAAATCTAAGTGTAGATTCGCCACCTTCTTTAAGATTCCAAAACGGATAAATTGATTTGTCTCCGCCTGATCTTTGATTGTCTGATCCTTTTGATTCGGATGCCTTAAGTTTTGCTCTGATTTCTGCTAAAGTTGCCATAATAGTTCTCCTTTAATATGCCTTTATGTGCTTTTATTTGCCTAATATTGCTTTATGATCTACATAAAACAAAAGCGCATACATGTTATTGTACGCACTTTTATTTAGTTCTGCAAGCGAAATATCGCTCTAAATGTGATATTATTTTAGATATTTTGCCAAATCGATAATTCTGCTCAAACTTTCTTGAACCGGTTGGGCCTGGGCTCTTGCTCTAGCTTGTCCTTTTGTGCCAACCGGAGCAGTAGGTGCGGCAGGAGCAGTAGGTGCGGCAGGAGCAGTAGGTGCGGCCGCTTGTGTATTCCTTTGCATCTGAGCTAAAAATGCTTTATCTCTGGCACTAACAGTCGGGTCACTCATAGCATCTTTAGCCGCACTTGCTTGTGCCGGATCTAAGGTTGCATTTTTACCAACTCCGCTACCATTATTAATTGCTGTTGGAGCAATTGGTCCCGTAGGTTGAGCTACTTGTATATTAGCATTTAAACTGGTTCTGTTTGGATCAGTTGTTGTAGCACTTCTATCCGAAGCGGCTTTAGCTTGTTGTGCGGCTTGTGTTTGTAATTGGCCAGCAGGTGTATCTTTCATCAATGTAGCTGGCGGCTGTCCAGGTGCCGCAACATTCTTAGCAGTACTATTGCCATTAATGTCCAACCCATACTGTTTCATTGCGGCTTGTGTTTGTGGACCCATAATGCCGTCTGCTTGTATTTTAGCACCTAGTGCTATTAATTTTTGTTGTAATGATAATACTTTAGGATCTTTGACAGCGGCTGGTTTAGTAGTGCCTGCCGGTGCTGCCGCGGCTCCTTGTTTGCCATAACGCCAATCTGCCTTTTGATCAGCAGTTGCATCTTTACTCCATTCAGCTTGTTGAGCCGCAGTAGGTTGCGCAACAGGTGTATTGTATTTGGCAATAGATGCTGGATCATTTAAATTTAAATTTTTCAAGGCATCTGCTTGCGCACTGTTGCCAGCGGCCGCAACTGCCTGAGCATAATCCCTTTCATTACTAAAATTAGCAGGATTAATTTTATCCATTGCCGCACGGCCGCCACCACGCAAGTCAATGTTAATATCGGCTTCGACTAAGGCTTTTAGTCTTTGAGCACGTTCAATAAGAATATTAGCATCCATTGTTGTAACCTAAATTATCTGTAATGTACTAAACTTACCAAACGTTGAACTTCGTCGAATCCAGAAGATTCTGCCCAAACAGTTGCGCCTGTTGGTTGAGGTTTGTTATCTGGTGTTGGAGATTGTACCGCAGGGGCAGGAGCAGGAGCCGTTGCTGTTGTGGCGGCCTGACGTGTTGCGTCACTAATGTTCGGGTTTTGTCCTTGTTGGACAGCACCTTGCGGAGCAGGAGCCGCTGGCTTGGCTGCTGGCTTGGCTGCTGGCTTGGCTGCTGGCGCACCACTAGTAACACCTTTTGTCTTCATAGCGGCTTGTGTTTTAGGTCCAATAATGCCATCTGGTGTTAATCCGTTAGCTTTTTGGAACGCTTTAATTTCGTCTGGTGTTTTAAGAGTAGTGCCTGCTGGAGCGGCTGACTGTCCTGACACAGCGTTAACTGCACCTTGTGCTAGTTTTGCTGGATCAGTATTTTGCCAACCTTGTTGAGCACCTTGTGCTACATCTTGGGCCGCGCCGGTGACTGCATTGCCAACTGCTTGAGCACCTTGTTTGATTGCGCCAGTAGCCTTGTCAACTAATTGGCCTGCATTGTTATAAATCCATTGTCCTGCATCAGCGGCAGCTCTGACTGGTGCTGTTGCAACACCGGCCGCACTGCCAATCCATTGACCTAATTCATTCCAGAACTCTGTTACTGGTTGTTCTGCTTCTACGATTGCGATGTATTCTCGTAGATTAGATACTTTTGCTTTTAATTCTGATTCTGTAATTTTTTGCATGATATATACCTTCTATGGTTATTAAAAATTTAATTTGCCAATGATATTTTTCATGGCATCTATTGGACTACTTGCATGGTGTGTTGAATTGTCGATTCCTGCTAGACTAGAAATACGATCAACTTCTCCACTGTGGTGCGGATTTGAACTAGGATCTTTTTTATCAATCAGCTTCATCACTTGACGTAAATCTTGTTCAGTTGCATTGTCAAACTCGCCATTTTTAAAGGCTTTTATTAACATTGTTTTAGCACGAGTTCCACCAATTGTGAAATTACCTTCTTCTTTGTTCCAGAATCCAGAAATACGTTTAAGCATTTGTTGGGCTCCGCTTTCGCCGTTAGGTTTGTCGAATCCAAAGTCTTGCGGATTCATTCCACATTCACGAATACAATCGTGTAATGTCATTTCTCTATTTCCAAAATCTAATTTTGTATCTAATTTTGCACCACATTCTTTAGCTACATGTATTGCTTTAATTAGTTTAGATTGAGATGCACTTTCTGCCATTGGAGGAGCGCCTGGAGGAACTGCTCCTGGTGGAGGAGCTTCTGCACCTGGAGCTGGAGGAGCGCCTGGAGCACCTGGAGGAACTGCTCCCGGAGGCATAGCACCTGCATCTGGTGGAGGCATAGCACCTGCATCTGGTGGAGGCATAGCACCTGCATCTGGAGCTGGAGGAGCACCTTCTGGTGGCATTTCTTCTCCGCCGATTTGTTCATTGCCTTTAAAGTCTAAGAAAGGAATAATTCTTGCAATTTCAGTATCATCTTTTGCCATTGCATTTAACTCTTGTTGGATCGCTCCTCGAGCATCCAAATCAGGATCGATATCTTTCATTTTTTCTAAAAATGCAGGATCGTCGATAAGACCTTTCAAACTATCGATAATATTAATACCATTAGGACCGCCTTTTAATTCAGTCTTCATGATTTCGTTGAATTTATCAATAGCACTTTGTTGTGTCGATCTGTTAGGACTAAACAATGTATTTTCGCCTTCTTGGCTTTCGTCATCTTCACCTAATATATTGCTAATTGCTGATTCAAATCTAGATAACGGATCTAATGCTTCGTCTTTTTTGTTTAGTTTTTCTGTTTCACGGCGTGCTTTGTCACTTAAATTAGTAACTTTACCACGGCCGTCTTTCTTCTCAGCTTTTTTCCACTCGCCTTCTTCTTTCCAACGAACCACGTTGCCTTTTTCGTCTTTTTCTTCTGAGCGTAATTCACTTAGCAAGTCGTCTGGAGAAACAGACTTAACAGGAATATTTTCGCCTACTAAACGGAAAATATATGGAAATGCTGTTTTTAAATCTTCGTTAAATGTGCGGATTGTTAAACGATCAATCCAGTCACTCATAATTTCTTCAGGAATCATTTGTTCTTCTTGAGCACTAAATGATTCTGCAAATTGTGTATAATAAGCAGGACGTTGTAAATTATGTATTTCTTTTTTAACTGCTTCAATACGTTCAAAAACTTTAGTTGTAATGTCGCCCATTGCTTCTGACAATGCATCATTACGACCAACATAGCCTTTAAATTTACGTAACTGTGCTAGTTCTTCGCTGAGACTAGAAATATGTTGACCAATGCCATCATACGGATTGCCACCATGTTTTAAATGTTCAGCTAGTGCGCGAGCACCATTAAGATGCTTGTAAGGATATTTAAAACGTTCACCGTCTGCGTTTTCTACCCAGATACCTTCAATATGCATTGTGCGTCCTGCGGCAACTTCTGGATTAACTGGTTGACTGTGTTTGACAATTAACCTTGCTTCTCCTAAGTCTTGGTAACTCATGCGAGCAGTACCATACATCTTACTTTCCATCATTGTTTCCATGGGTTCTGGTTCCTTGGGTTTTGCTTGAAATTCATAATCTCTTTTATCTAATTCGCTCTTGCCAATATTTTGTACATCAAATTTTAGTAAACGATCTTTTGCAAATTGTCTAAAACTGCGAATAAATTTAAACGCACCGGTATGCTTGCTATCAGCAAGTTTTCCGCTAAGTTGTACAATTATGCCATCATCTTCGTCTAAAGTAATAGCAACGGTTCCTAGACTTTTTCCATTATCTTCGTAATTAAATTCAAAAAATCGAGCGTGTGGAATATCTGTTTTTTTACTTAAAACGGTGGCGTTTTCATCGCCCATTTTAATGTTAGGAAAACGTGTTTTTATTTTTCCGTATAGATCTAATGCAATTTTATCTAAATTCGTGTTCATGTTATATTTATCACATACCTGTTGAAACAAATATGGGCAACGGTGCGTCCCATGGTTCTTCTTCTAGCTCGCTAGCCACCCGCATTAGTTCAAATACCGCTGGATCCCATTCTGCTAGCAACAAACTCATACGTACTACTAGCAATAATGCGGCTACTAAGTCATCATGTTCGCCTACTTTTGCCTTAAAACTAGCGCCAGCGGCAATATATGTTTTAAGTTCGCTAATTAATGGTCTGCTGTTTAATGTCATTTTATCTTCTTCAATCAAGTACTTTACTTTAGCACATGTACTGATTTTATTACCAAAAGTTGTGTTAAATCCTTTACGGAACTTTTTAACGTGCCCTTTGCGTAATGGCTCACTTAAGAACAATCCTGGGAAAGTTTCTTCTCCTAAATTTTCTATGACAACTAACGCACTTTCGCCTACTGTGTTATTTTCTACACTCCAGTATATTTGATTAAATGCTTCACCGCCTATTTCATCTGAAATATATTTTAATATATCTCTTAATATTTTAACTTGTTGTTGTACAGGTGTAATATTATGTTGCCATTCTGCTACTTGTATCATTTCTGGCATTTGGAATACTTCAATAGCACCGTAATCTCCTCCGGTGCCTAAACTAGGATCTAATGCTACAAGATATAATTTGCCAGCTTCAGGTTTCTTCCACCAACGTACTTGTCCCATTTTTTGTATAGGTTCTCTTCCTAGCAATTCATTAAGTTTAATACTGTTAATGAGCGTTTCATCAAACACCAAGAACTCGCAACCATATTCACGACGGAATCGTTCTTCACCGATACGCCCCATCTCTGTTTTCTTCCATTCTTCTCCGCGATCTGGATGTTCATACCATTCGGCACGGAATCCGTGGAATCCATTTCGTCCTGTTTGATCTTCTTTAGTATTACCAAACTCGTCAAATAAATCCTGCGACTCCTTCCAAATGACAGCGAATTCATCTTCGTCACTATTGGGTGTTGATGTGATAATTGCTCGACCACCTGTTGCTAGTGTTGGACTGATTGAAGTCCAAAACTCTGTTGCAATGTTAGGCTGAACGAACGCAAACTCGTCACAGTATAATAAGGATATTGACATACCACGACCAGTATTACCGGTAGTAGTAGCTGATACAATTCTTGAGCCATTATCAAAATCGATACTCCCTTTGTTATAACTTACAACGCCCGCTCTTAAAAAGTCTGGGCATAATTCGTATCCGTAGCGAATACGTTGCATAATTTCTTGTGCGCCGGTATACTTGTGCGCCGCTACTAGAACGGTTTGGTCTGGATGGAACATGGCATACCATAGTAAGTATGCACTTGCACAAGTTGTCTTGCCACTTTGACGTGGAAGCATGTTAATATTAAAGCGATAATCATGATAGCTGTGTAACAGTCTTATTTGATAGTCGTAAGGCTCGAACAACATTTTACCTTTAACAGGGTGTTGAATGTGAAAAAAGTTTTTAGCAAAGTGAAGATATCCATCGGCGGGGTTGGAACAAGCCAACAAATCTTGAATTTGCTGTTCTGTAAACTTTTCTTTACTGTGCGCTTTTTTGGTTAAGACGCCGTCTAATGATTTTGCCATAAAACTATTTACCGAAAAAAATAGACTCCGAAGAGTCTATTTGGCACCTTGGACAGGGTGCTAACTGCGACGAAACTTATCTATTTTTAATTTCGGTGTATAATTCTTGTAGTCTTTTGGACAATGATTCTTCCATTGGGCTACGTAATGTATTAGATCCTGGAGCGCGAGCTAGTGGACTAATTTTGCCTTTACTATTCATATCGTTGCCGCTAAATGTTACAGCGTCAATTCCTTTTACGTGATGGCCGCTATCACCGTGTGCGCTATTACCCCACACTTCTTTATCGTCATCAAATACTTCTGACATTTCTTGATCAGTAGCAGTAGTAGCGGCAACTGCGGCTTCTTCTTCTGCTACTTTACGATCTTCGTCATCACCAAACAGAATATCATCATGTTCTGGAGCATGTGCCGGTTCATCATGATGCATTTCTGGCTCAGCATGAACTGAAATTTCTGCATCGTGATGTACTGCTGGCTCGTGATGGGCAGGCGCACTAGCTTCAATGTTGCGTAAAATATTCATAATGTTACGTAAGCCACCTTCGCCAGAACCGCTCATAGTAACATTCATGTTAACCGAGTCTTGCTGGCCTTGTTGTCCTAATCCTGGCATAGGAGCAGGACCGCCAATTATAATTCCTTCTTCTTTAGCAGGACCGTCTGTATGTACAGGTGCAATGCCAATTGGATCTGGTTGTCCTGGAGGCGCTGGCATCATTGCTCCTAACTTTTTAGCTTGGTCAACACTGGTAGCACCCGATGGATTTGGTACAACTTGTAAATTCTCTTCTATTGCGCGGATTTTTTTGTATAAATCGTTAAAGTTCATTATTTTACTCCCTTCATTGGATCAGGGATTTTGTTTTGTTTAGACATAGGGCTAACAGTTCCCTTTTCAACTGTTATATCTTTTTCTTTACGATATTCCTTAGCTTGGCCAGGAACAGATCCTGCTAACAATTTTTCATTGATACCTTTAATGTGTGTGCCTTGATGCTTGTCTTTATTAAGATCTGCTAAAAAAGCCATCTTATGTTTTTCGCCTACTAAGTCGCTGTTGTCGCTAGCTTCATAGTCTGTGCCTAAAATAGCTTCGCCGGTACGCTCATCATGTTCATGATTGATAGCGTGTTCGGATTCTTCTCCGATAGTTTTTACTTTAACATTTGCTTGAGCTAGTCCTAAACCGCTAGCTACACGCTCACGCACTTGAACGCTATTTGCTGGGTAATCGGTAGTAACATCAAAAATAGTCATATGAACATTTTTGTGTTCTGGAAATTCTGAATGACGTTCTTGAATTGGTGTGCGACGTGCTGGACTAACGCTAGCAACGTGGAATTCGGCCAAAGCTGATTTGATCTGTGCTTGGCAGTTTGTAGGGCAATCCCCAGCAATTTTTACCTTAAATTCGTAAACTTTCTTGCTTTCTGTTAAGTATTCTTTAAATGATTTCATAGTGTAATCCCAGTATTGTATTTATTTTAAATTCTTTAATTTTTCCAACAAGCTATTGCGATCTGTAATAATAACTCCATCGCCTTGCAGGGTTACACCTTCATCGGCACTATTGGCATCTTGATCTAACTTCTGTTTTTTCAGCTGTAAATCAATCATTTTTAATTTCTTATCAAGTTTTGCTGTTTTAGCGTCGATTGCATTTTTTAGCATACTTGCGGCTACTTCAAACATTCGAGCACTATAGCGGGCTTCTACATTCATGCCTAAGTCCATAATATCATCGTATGCGTCTGTAGCTTTTTGTGCGAGTGCATCCAACTCTGCATCGCCTGCATCTCCCAACCCTTTAACTTCTGGTAGAGCAGAGGCAATTTTATCAAATTCGGATATATCACGCAACAATGGCGCGGCTACTGCACGAGCTTGTATTTTTTCTTCCTGCTTAACAATTTTTTTGCTTTCAGGTAAATTAAGTAGTTCTTCTAGTTTTCTAGTCATAAACTTACTTATCTCGATGTTCCGGCGAAGATATCATTTTCATTAAGTATTCTGAATCGGATACCTTGCTGTTTGCACCAAAGCCCAGCGGCAGCCCATTTGGCTTGATTTTTTACATACTGTGCTTGATTGTATTTGTTTTTGCCTACACGTTCTAAAATTTGTTGGCTACTAGGTTTAATTTCGATTAATTCTGTCGATACCTTGTTGAATTTGTCCACGTACTGAATAAAGAAATCTGGCACATAAACTGTTTGTCTGTTGGTTAACGGATCTTTATACGGGATTTGAATAGCTTCGCTGGCCCATTTTTGCACAGCTAAGTTAGTATCGCAAAAGTTCATAAAAGTCCATTCCCAGCTAGATCTATATGTAGGTTGTTTAGTTCCTACATACTTCTCTGGGTGCTTCATTGCGAACTTTCCTCGAGCAAATTTTGTTGCCATATTACACTAGAATGTTGCGACTTTCGTAAGTATCGGCTACCGGTTGTACTCTGTAACCTAGTAAGCTAGTTTTTTCTCTAGAATTGTTTAACACTTGAGCTACAACTTGGCTAAGTTGAATATCAGTTAACGATTTTAAACTATCTAGTAAACTAAAAACACCTACGTTTTCTGAACGAGCTTGATTTAACATTACAATGGCTGTACTTCTTGCACTGTTTTGATCAAAACCTCTTTTTGTAAAAAATCCTACAGTAGCATCGATTTCAGTTGCTGGAAAACTTACAGCTTGTGTAAAATAATTGTTAAAAAATGTTTTAACATTTGTTGAACCAGATGATTGTTGTGTTGGTAAATTAATAGATGCCATTTTAAGATCCTAATTTAACAGGAGTAGCTACTGTATTATTTGCA